TCAACGGTACACATTCTGTAAGGAAAGCAAATGATTAATACTGGTGGCGTATGGGATTACAAAGAACAAAATGTTTATTTTTTAGCAGGTTCTCCATCTTATTTTAACAAACAAGATGTATGTGATTACTACGATCATATATTAACTGCGGTCAATGAAATTCATAATGCTGACGATGAGCAGTTTCTTCTTGATGCAGTAAGTCGAGGTAAAAAAGTATTTATTGACTCAGGAGTGTTTAATTTAACAATGCAACATTCAAGAGCTAATAACATATCAATGGACAAAGTATTAGCATTGTCTCCAACTGAAATCGATGGCTTTGATAATTTGTTTGACAAATACACTCGAATCGTAAAAGAAATTGGAGATAGAGCTTGGGGATATATTGAAATCGATCAAGGTGGTAAAGATAACAAAATCAAGACTAGAGATCGGCTTCATAAGTTAGGCTTTAATCCAATTCCTGTTTATCACCCATTGGTAGATGGATGGGACTACTTTGATTACTTGGCTGAACGATATGATCGCATTTGTTTAGGTAATGTTGTACAAGCTCAAAATGAAACTAGAAAACGATTACTAGCAACAATGTGGGAAAGAAAAAGAAAGTATCCTAATTTGTGGATACATTGTTTGGGAATGACGCCTAATGAACATTCAAATGCTTTTCCATTAAACAGTTGTGATTCTTCTAGTTGGGTTTCAACAGTTAGATGGATGGATATGCCAACAAGAGCTTGTTTAAAAGCATGGGATTCTGTAGAGGAAAGAGTATTCCGTTATGATCTAAACGATCCAGAAAAAAGTCATAAAAAAACTATTCAAATCAGTGCAAACAATTGCAAAATAGATTTGATTAACTGGAGACAGTCGATATTAGAAGTTGAGAAAGTATTAGAAACTGACCATAGGATGCCATTATGAAAGCAGAAATTTTTGTTCGTTTTTCGTTTGAAGGATTTCATCATTGGAAAGATGCAACCGAACATAGAGACTATTTAAAAAATCGTCATCGTCATAACTTTTATGTTGAGCTTCGTTGTCCTGTAGATCACGATGATCGAGAAATTGAATTTCATGATCTAATTGATGAAGGAAAACAATTTTTCAAAGATGGCGAAATGAACAATATGAGTTGTGAAATGATGGCTCGAAAACTTTCTGAAGATTTATCTTCTAAGTATTATAGAACATTCACAGCAAGTGTTAGTGAAGACAACGAATGTGGAGCAACTATTACTAAGGAATACAATGTCTACTAAAATCATTGACAAAATTACTAAAGCTGGTGGAACTTACTTCGCCAACGATAACATTTCACAATACTTGTCTAAAAATGATATTGATTCAATTCAAGAAGCATTAGAAGTTAAGTTTAGAGAAATATTAGATATATTAGTAATTGATTCTGAAAACGATCATAATACTTATGAAACTCCACAACGTATTGCAAAGATGTATGTTCGTGAAGTGTTTAAAGGAAGATATGAACAAATGCCTACCATTACAGACTTTCCAAATGCTAAAAGTCTCAACGAAATATATACATTAGGACCTATAACTGTTCGTTCTGCTTGTAGTCATCACTTTGTACCTATTACTGGAAAACTTTGGATTGGTATATTGCCAAGCGATAAAGTAATTGGTATTAGTAAATTCGTAAGGTTAGCTGAATGGGTTTTGGCTAGACCACAAATACAAGAAGAATCAACTGTTCAACTTGCAGACATTATTGAATCTATGATTGAACCTAAAGGATTGGCAATCTTAATGGAAGCTACTCACCAATGTATGACATGGCGTGGAGTTAAAGAAACAGAAACAAAGATGACTACATCAGTTATGAGAGGTCAATTTGAAAACAATAGAGATTTAAAAAATGAATTCTTGAGGTTAGTCAAATGAGTTATCAATCAACTAAGACTTATGGAAACCATATAGGTATCTCTGCCGCCTTTAGACAATGGAAAGCACATTCTCATTGCCAAAAAATTCATGGATATGCTTTAGGCTTTAAATTAACATTTGAGTCAGATGTATTAGACGAACGTAATTGGGTAGTTGACTTTGGAGGTCTTAAAACTCTAAAAGCTCAAATTGAAAATATGTTCGATCATAAAGTAGTTGTAGCAGTAGACGATCCGCATTTAGATTACTTTAAACAAGGTCAAGAGCTTGGAGTATTAGATTTGGTGATTGTTCCTGACAATGGTTGTGAAAAGTTTGCTGAGATAGCTTATGACATGACTAATCAATGGTTAAAAGAAAACTTTTATAAACCAAGAGTTAGATTGGTTTCAGTTGAAGTATTTGAACATGGAGCTAATTCAGCTATCTATACAGGACCATCTAAATGAACGAATATCCAATTAACGAAATATTTGAAACAATTCAAGGTGAAGCAAGTTTTACTGGAACACCATCAGTATTTATTAGACTGCAAGGTTGTCCTGTAGGTTGTCATTGGTGTGATACAAAACATACTTGGCACATGACCAATAAATTAATCCCTATCATTAATATGGTCAAAAAGACAGAAGATGAAGATACGTATTCAAAAATGTCTGCTGAAGAAATAATGTTGTTGTTGAAAAACTACAAAGCAAAACATATTGTGATTACTGGAGGAGAACCATCTATCTATGATCTAACTGAACTTACTACTGCAATTATCAATTCTAATAGAACAGTACAAATCGAAACTGCTGGAATTAAAGAAATCAAAGCACACAAAGATTCATTTATTACATTAAGCCCTAAACTAGACATGGCTGGAGGAACTGAAGTATATTTGGATAACTTCAAACGAGTGAATGAGATCAAATTCCCAGTAGGAAAGTTAGCAGACATTAATAAACTAAAATTAAAAATAATCCCTAATACTTCTGCTAATCAAACTATTTGGTTACAACCAATCAGTCAAAGTAAATCAGCTACGAAATTGTGTATAGACCAAGCAATTTCAAATGGATGGAAAATTTCTTTGCAAACACACAAATACATGAGTATTCGATGATTCTATAAGTATTATTTTTAAGTTATAAAAGATGGAAGAAGAAAAAGTCGAAACTCGAGGTAGACCAGCTCATGTACCATCTGAAGCAAGTAGAAAACTTGTCAAAGCATTATCAGGAGTAGGTCTTACACAAAAGCAAATAGCTGACAAGCTAGACATAAGTGTGCCTACTCTTAATGAATATTACAGACGAGAACAAGACTTGGGTAAGGCTGATGCTATTGCTACGATTGCTCAAAGTTTATTCAACAAAGCTCGAAATGGTGACAATGCTTCAATGTTTTTCTTTTTAAAGACTCAAGGTCGTTGGAGAGAAAACCATGATGAATCAAACATAGATGGTAAGAAAGTAATTGTAATCAGAGGTGGGTTTAACAAAGATGCATGATATAGAAACATCCACAATGGTTGATTTGCCAATACCTCATGCAGATCAATGGAGGATATTTAACAACGCTGGTAGGTTCAATAGAGTACGTTGTGGACGAAGATACGGCAAAACATTAATGGCTGAAATGCTTGCTTGTGAGTATGCTGTAGAAGGTAAACGAGTAGGTTGGTTTGTTCCTCAATACAAGATTCTTGCTGAAGCCTATAACGAAATTGCTGATATGCTTCACGAAGTAAAAACATCAGCTAGTAAGATCGATGGCATTTTTAATGTTGAAGGTGGTGGTAGAGTAGACTTTTGGACGTTAGAAAACGATAGAGCAGGTCGAAGTAGAAAATATCATAGAGTTATCATTGACGAAGCGGCATTTACAAAATCCAATATGCTTCACATTTGGAATACAAGTATTAAGCCTACTTTGCTTGATTACGGTGGAGATTGTTGGGTTTTAAGTACACCAAATGGAATAGATGAAGAAAACTTTTTTTATCGTATTGGTGAAGATTCTTCATTAGGGTTTATTGACCATCATGCTCCAACCCATGCAAACCCTTATCTTCCTCAAGAAGAATTAGCAAAACTTGAAAAAGAAAACCATCCATTAGTTTACAAACAAGAGTATTTAGCTGAATTTGTAGATTGGGCAGGCCAAGCATTTTTCTCTATTGATAAACTATTGGTAAATGGATTGCCAGTACCTTATCCTGAAAAAGTTACAGGGGTGTTTGCAGTTATGGACACAGCTATTAAAGGTGGTCAAGACCACGATGGTACTGCTGTAGTTTATTTTGGTCTTAATAAGTATTATGGACATCCTTTAGTAATATTAGATTACGATGTATTACAAATAGATGGTGCTTTACTTGAAGCCTATATTCCAAATGTGTTTATGCGGTTAGAAGAACTTGCAAAGTTGACTCAAGCTAGACATGGTGATGTTGGATTGTTTATTGAAGATGCAAGTACAGGAGCTATACTATTACAACAAGGACGAACAAGAGGTTGGAATACTCATCCTATTGATTCAAAATTAACTTCAGTTGGAAAAGATGAAAGAGCAATTAGTGTGTCTGGTCATTTTCATCAGGAAAAGGTTAAAATCAGTCAATATGCTTTTGACAAAGTAGTAACATTCAAAAACACAACAAGAAATCATTTACTTGTTCAAGTAACTAATTTTAAAATTGGTGACAAAGATGCTTACAAAAGAGCTGATGATTTGTTAGACTGCTTTACTTATGGAATAGCTATTGGTGTTGGTGATAAGTATGGTTTCTAAAGGATAAAAATGAGTTATACATCGATCACAAGTACTGCGATAGGTTCTCAGTTAATGGATTTGCTTTCAGCGGAACAAATCGTACCAGGCTCTGATGTAGGTTATCAACTTTGTAAACTCATTTGGGAATTTCATCCTTTAGGTGGTAAGTTGGTTGAAAAGCCAATTAAATTAGCATTATCTAAACCTAGAGTAATCACAGTTGATGCTGAACCAAAAGATATGCTTGTGGACGCATTCAATAAGGAATGGGAAAACTTAGGAGCAACTGCACACATTAGAGACACAATGTATTTAAAACGTGTCTATGGTGCTTCTGCTATTGTATATGGTGCAGATAACATTCCAACTGACCAACCTATCGATCCTTGGAAGCTACCTGATCTCAATCTTTATTTTAATCAGCTTGATCCTTTAAATTTGGCAGGTTCTATTGTTACGAATCAAAACCCAAATGCGCCAGATTTCCAAAAGCCTTTAGCTTACACAACTGCGGCAGGTCAACCATACCATCCAAGTCGTGCAGTAGTATTGTTTAATGGAACACCTATTTACTTATCGTTTCAACAATCTGCATTTGGATTTACAGGAAGATCAGTATTCCAAAGAGCTTTGTATCCATTAAAGTCGTTTGTTCAATCTATGATTACAGATGATTTGGTTACATTTAAAGCAGGTTTGTTAATTGCAAAACAAAAACCAGCAGGATCGATTGTCAATCGTTTAATGCAAACTGCGGCAGGTATTAAACGTACTTACCTCCAAGAAGGTGCAACAGGTAATGTATTATCAATTGACATCGATGAAGAAATTGAAGCGATTGATTTAAATAATACTTCAACTGCAATGACTACAGCAAGAGACAACATCATTGCTAACGTAGCAGCGGCTAGTGATGTTCCGGCATTGTTATTGAAAGACGAAGCGTTTACTCAAGGATTTGGTGAAGGTAGTGAAGATGCAAAAGCCATCGTTCAATATATTGATGGCATTAGAGAAGAAATGCACAGCTTGTATAAATTCTTTGATAAGATTGTTCAACACAGAGCTTGGAATAAAGAATTTTACGAAGCAATTAAAAACAAATATCCTGAAGCGTATGGTAATAAAACCTATGAAGAAGCCTTTTACCATTGGCAAAATAAATTTGAAGCCAATTGGGAAAGTTTGATGGAAGAACCCGAATCAGAAAAAGTAAAAGTTGAAGACATTAAATTAAAAGGCATTACAGAAATGCTTCGTACAATGTTACCTGCTGTTGATCCAATGAACAGAGCTAGGTTAATTGAATGGGCACAAGACAATTTAAATGAAATGCCAAATATGTTCCAAAGTCATTTGGATATGGATATCGATGATCTTAAAGATTACGAACCTCCAACTCCAATGGAAGAATTGAAAGAACCATCACCAAGGGATTGATTATGTTATTTAAAAAACTTGACACGAACGAACTTATTCTTGCTAATGATGATTTAGCTAAAGAATATCTTAAAGATCGTAACTACAGAGTTGCTCGTGATTCTGATATTGAGCCTAAAGATGATGCAGATTCAAAAGAATTTTTGGAAAAAAAATTAAAAGAATATCAAAGCGAATTGAAAAGTTTAGAAACAAATCCTCCTAAAGATAAAGCATTTGCTTTTGCGAGAACTAGATTGTTAAAAGCTGATATTTCTATTATTAAAGAAAAGTTATCTAAATTTAAAAATGATTCTGAATTAGCAACAACTAATGATGCTTCATCAGAAGACAAACAAAGAAAACAAAAATTAGAAAAGCAATTACAACATTTTAAAAATCAATTAAAAGAAATTCAATCAAATCCAAATCTTAGTGCTGTTAGTTTTTTTAGTTACAGTAGAACTCTAAAAAACGAAATTTCAGAATTAGAAGAAAAAATTAGAAGCATAAAATGACTTTTTTTGAAGTTATTACCGAAGCCATCAACGATATGATGGAGCATGGCTTTGATTCAGAAAAGCGAGTTCAGCAATGGATGGAGACAATTAGGATTGCCGCAATAAACAACATGATTCCTGATTCAGTTATTGAACAGGAAATGATTAGATCAATGACAAATGCTTTTAATCGGCTAACTGTTAAAGGCGGTTTAATAAATAAAAATGTATCTAAGTATGATATTGAAAGATTAAAACCAAAATTACGATCAGAGCTTGATAGAAGAATAATGACTTCTGCAAGTTTAATAAAAATGAATCGTGAAGAAGCTATTAATAATACATTAAGAAGATTTCAAGGTTGGGCTACATCTATTCCTGTTGGTGGAACTAAAGCTCAAGACAAAAACAAAACTAAAAAAAATATTAAAAAGTCTTTGACAGGTATTAGATTTGACCAACGTAGAGTTGTAGTAGATCAAACTCATAAACTCGTAGCAAACATAAATGACATAGTTGCTATCGACAATGGAGCAATAGCCGCTAAATGGCATTCTCATTGGAGACAACCAAACTATCATTACAGAAAAGATCACAAAGAGCGAGACGAAAAAACATATATTATTCGTGATTCTTGGGCACATAAAAAAGGTTTGGTAAAAGCTGTCAATGGATATACAGATCAAATTACTCAACCGGGCGAAGAAGTTTTTTGTCGTTGTAATTACCAATACATTTATAATTTAAGAAACATAAAAGATTTGTTGACACCAAAAGGTGAATTGGCATTACAATCTTCCAAAATTACTTTAAATTAATTTATGCCAGCAGTATCTGAAAAACAAGAGAAGCTAATGCGAGCTGTTGCTCACAATCCTGCTTTCGCTAAAAAAGTAGGAATACCGCAATCTGTTGGCAAAGAATTTACTCAAGATACATTAGAAGCACCTTCATTATTAGCTTTACCTACTGAAAAAACTGATAGTAGTGAACCTGATTGGGATACTGCTTCTGTTCAAAAAAAACTTCAAGGATTGTCTGCTAAATTAGCAGAATTAAGTAGATCAATTGTTGGTTTAAAAGCCGACGAAGTAGTACCTAGATTTGGTGAAGTTAAATCTGATGCAATGCCAATAGACAATCAAGGCGGTCCATTTGGTAGAGCTTCAGGAATTATGTTTCTTACACCTGAAGGCGAAACATTATTGATTCGTAGAGGATCAGGTGGTGGGGATTTTCCAAATACTTGGTGTGTTCCGGGCGGACATCAATTGCCAAATGGAGAAACACTTGAAGAAACCGCACGACGTGAATGTAAAGAAGAAACTGGAATTGATTACACAGGTCCATTAGAAGTACTTCATGACGATGGTCAATTTTGCACTTATGTTGCAAAAAACGTTAAAAAAGAAAATGTTGTTCTTAATTACGAATCTACTGGCTACGATTGGTGCAGTCCTGATCGTCCTCCATTGCCATTACACCCAGGTCTTGATATAGCATTTAAAATTGCTTTGGCTAAAACAGAATTTGACTATGCTGAATTAGTTAAATGTGATTTATTGCCAAGTCCTCAAATGTATGCTAACGTCATGTTATTGGCGATTAGAATAACTGGAACAGGTTTAGCATATCGTTCAAGTATAGGAGAACACGTTTGGCGTGATTCTAGTATTTACTTAAACGATGAGTTTTTAAAAAGATGTAACGGTTTAATTGTTGTGATGGATCATCCTGAGTCAGCAGTTTTAACCTCTAAAGAATTTAAAGATAGGGCAGTTGGAAGTATTATTCTGCCTTATATCAAAGGTGATGAGGTTTGGGGTATTGCTAAAATTTACGATCAAGACGCAGTCAATACGATCTTATCGCAAGAAGTTAGCACTAGCCCATCTGTCGTTTTTGACCAAACGGCAGGCAACACTACACTTACGACTGAGAATGGAGAGCCACTCTTAATCGAAGGTGTACCATTTCTTTTAGATCATATAGCTATCGTTACTGAAGCTAGAGGTTCTAAAGGAGTATGGGACAAGGGTGGCGAACCCAAAGGCGTTTTATTAACTAACAATGAGGTATCTGATATGTCAGAAAATAAAGTAGAGCCGAAAGCAGATGCTCAAGGCGATAAACTAGATGCCATTCTTTCGGCTCTCAATAGCATTAGCGTGAGAGTTGATGAGATGGAAAAAAACCTTCCCGCACCTCCACTCGTTACTGCCGCTGACAAAAAGCGCAAAGACGATGACGATATGCGCATGGATGATGAAGACTTGGAAGAAAAAAATATGGAATCTCCCAAGCACGTCATGAAAAAAGCTGATAAAAAGCGCAAAGATGACGATGAAATGGAAATGAAAGATGACGACGATGATATGAAAAGACATCGTAAAGATAATGACGATTCCATGAAACGTAAAGATTACATGGGTTCAAATCCTGTTGAGCATGGACCAGCAGGCGAAATAAAACCTGATGATGACGATGCCAAAATGGACGATGATGACGAAATGGCTATGAAAAAAGACGAAGAAGCCGCTGAGTATGCAGATATGCAAGCTAAGTGTGATTCAGTTTTAGCCGCTTTTGGTAAATCAGCTTCACGCCCATTACAAGGTGAAAGTTTGATGGCTTATCGTAAACGTCTGTTGCGTGGTCTTCAAGCCTATTCCGACAGCTTCAAAGACATTAATTTGGCATCAATCAAAGATGCTAAATTGCTTGACTTAGCTGAAAAACAAATTATCAACGACGCAATGACTGCCGCAAAAACATCTAGTCATGTTTCTGGCGATCAGTTGATTGCTATTCAATCAAGAGACTCTAGCGGTCGTACAATCACTAAATACCGTGGTTCTATGAGTGCTTGGCTTGATGACTTCAAAGTACCTCCAATGAGAGCTACTCAGTTTCACACCGCTAACAATCAACGCTAAGAGGTAAAAGATTATGTCTAATTCAGTATCAATCAGCCCAATGCTGACTACCAATGCGGCAGGTTTGTTTAACGTCAATTCCCAAGGTTACACCCAAGGTGACGCACAAGACGATCCCGCAGTCAAGTTTTACTTGGCAGGTGGTGTTTATTCATCAGCCGCAACTAGTCCAATGTGGGGTGGTTTGCCTATTCAAGAATTTAGTCCTGCCGCTACTGGTCAGCCCGGAACTAATACTTTGGGTAGTACAATTGCTCTTGCAACAGGTTCTGCCGCTCCAACTGGTATTTCTGTTTACAACCAAGCATACGCAGGTATTACAACACCTCAGTCAACTGCTCCGTTGTTTACGCCCGGAATGTCAGTCAATTACTACCGTTTTGGTTCTGGCGCAAGAATTCCTTTAATCATTGATCCTAATTCTTTGACAATTGAAGGAACATTGGTCAGTACAACTGTGTATTTTGATTACACAAACAATTGGGTAACAACAACACAGCCCGGTACTCAGCCCGCACTTCCTGTTAAAGTTCTTGCAGTAAGCACAACTGGCAATAAAACTGTTAGCTATTCAAGCGGTACAGGTTTTGCTAATTGGATTTATACGCAAAACGTGGCGTTGTGCCTAATCTAAACTAAGGAGAATAAATTATGTCAGGATTTGCACCGTCATTTGTAACAGTCAACCCCCACTTCATGATGCCTGAACTCATCATGCAGTATTCGTTGGCTTCTGGAGCATTTACAACACTTGCTACTGAAAATCCCATGCCTCGCTTGGGTGAAGCAGACTTGTACGTTTATGCTAAGAAAATTCAGCTTACTTCTCAAGTACAAGCTAATCAATCACAGTTTAACCAACTGCCTAGCGCATCGGTTATTCCTTCAATGATTAGCACAGCTACTTATCGTATGCAAACTCGTGCTCAGTACGACAATTTTGATGAAGCCGCTACTGGCGTTTGGGGTTATGCGTTGCCTGAAGCAATGCGTTTAGCCGCTAGACAAGGTATCGCTCAACAAATGCGTAATGCTTTGTTGTATGGATTTAACCCTGCCAATGGCGAAGGTTTGATTAATACATCTGGCGCAACTGCTGTGTCCTTAGGTGCAGATACAAACGGTAATACTGGATACTCGACATGGGATTCAGGTCAATTGGCTCAATATATGTTGAACCTGATTGGCGCTTTGAAAGTTCGTACGCTCCAAATTGGTCAACCTTTGCGCTTAGTGTTTCTTGCACCTCAGCGTTTCATTAGCCAAATCTCTTACTCTGGTGTTGTGTCTTTGACTCAATTCCAACGTATTGGTGCTGGTGTTGAAACAGCCGCAGGTTTGATTGAAACTGTTGCTAAATGGGCAGGTGGTGATGACGTTAGCTTTGCCGCTGATGATACATTGATCGGTCAAGGTACTGGTGGTACAGACGCAATTCTTTTGATTGCTCCTGAACTTAAAATTCCTAAAGCCAACAATCGCATCAATACCAACGTGTTTGCTACATTGACACCCAATATCACAGCTACTAGCTTAATGTTGACCGATGTATCAGCACCTACAGAGATTCCTACTCCCATTCCTGATGGTGGTATTACTACTCTGTATACAATGCGTACAACTTCTGGTTGGGGTATTCGTCCTGAAGCTCTAACTATTTTGTCAGCCGCATATTAAGGTTAGAAGTTTCTTTGCAATTTAAACCCCTCGCTCACAAGGCTTGGGGTTTCTTTCTTTGGAGAAAAAAATGTTTGGATTGAAGACACTTGAAGACGATTTAAAATCATTTATGCAAGAAGTGCGTGATTTTATGTCCAATGTTTCCGGTTTTGGCTCTACAACTGTTGCTGATGAAGCTCCTGCCGCAGAACCTGCTCCTGTAGCAACTCCTGCTGTTGATCCTGCTCCTGTTGATGCAACACCTGCTCCTGTAGTAGATGCCACCATTACAGCACCTGCTGATGCACCTGTAGTGACAACTACTCCTGATGCACCTGTTGTAACTCC